CGATAAGAATCTTGGTGTTACAACTGCTGGACAATCAACAGCATGGACAACTTCACTGGATGTTACTGGTGCTAGTGATTGGTTTGAAGGACAAAACATTAATGTAACTGGTGGTGCTATTATTGAGTGGGATGCTTTAGCATCGACACCTGGTACTTCAGCATATGCTGCAGAAAGAGGTGGTAGATTTGATGAGGTTCACGTTGTTGTGATTGATGATCTAGGATTAGTTACAGGTAATGCTGGAACAGTTCTTGAGAAGCATTTATCACTTTCAAAAGCAAAAGATGCTGAGTATTCTGTAGGAAGTTCTTCTTACTGGAGAAAGTATCTAGAAATTAATTCAAATTATGTATTTGGATTAAGTGGTCCTAAATCAGTAGTAGGTCAATCAGCAGTTGGATTAGCAACAGTATCTCATAGTGGTGCTACTAACGACTATGATCTTGATACTAATTGGGATCAGGATGCTGGTTCAATTATTTTTGCTGGTTCAGGTAATAACCAACTTACTTTACAAGGTGGTAAGAATTACGGTGGTAAAACAGATTTGGTTACACCTGGTGCTTTGAATTCTGGATTAGATGATATTATTTCAGGTCTAACTTTATTTGAAAATAAAGAAGATATTGAAGTAGACTTCATTCTTCAAGGATCTGGAAGTTACGGTGAATTTGACTGTGCTGCTTTGGCAAACAAATGTATCGCTGTAGCAGAAGCAAGAAAAGATGCTGTAGCATTTGTTTCTCCTTATAGAACAGCATTTATTAATGATAATGCCAATAACAGTACTAATACTGATGCGGTTAATGACATTGATACCATTACTGAAAAGGTAAAGGGATACGCTGGTAACATTACTTCAACAACATACGGTGTAATCGATAGTGGTTACAAGTACATGTATGATCGTTTTAATAACACATTCAGATATGTTCCACTAAATGGAGACATTGCTGGAACTTGTGCTAGAACAAGTATCGAACAGTTCCCTTGGTTCTCACCTGCAGGAACAGCAAGAGGTGCTATTCTTAACGCAGTTAAATTAGTATACAATCCAGGACAAAAACAGAGAGATATACTCTACACAAATAGAGTTAACCCTGTTATTAACTCTCCTGGTGCTGGAATCGTATTATTCGGTGATAAAACAGCATTCGGAAAATCATCAGCGTTTGATCGTATCAACGTTCGTAGATTATTCATCTACCTTGAAGATGCTATTTCTGCTGCTGCTAAAGATCAACTCTTTGAGTTTAACGATGAAATTACAAGAACTAACTTTGTAAATATCATTGAACCATTCCTAAGAGATGTTCAAGCAAAACGAGGTATCTTTGACTTCGTGGTTATTTGTGATGAGACTAACAACACAGCAGCAGTTATTGATTCTAACGAACTAGTTGCTGACATCTTCATCAAACCTGCACGTTCTATCAACTTCATTGGTCTAACCTTTGTTGCTACCAGAACTGGTGTTGCTTTTGAAGAAGTAATCGGTTCCGTTTAATTAGAGGTTTAAAAAACAATCATGGCTAGAAACCAAGTCAATCCACCACCATTAAGGACTATTTCCAACTTCAAGAGTAAGTTGACAGGTGGTGGTGCTCGTGCCAATCTGTTTGAAGTTGTCCTCACTTTCCCTGATGCTGCTCAACCAGATCAAGATGTCCTTGAAAAAGCAAGATTTTTAGTAAAGGGTGCTAATTTACCAGCATCCAATGTTGCTCAAATCGATGTTCCTTTCAGAGGAAGGATTCTTAAGATTGCTGGAGACAGAACATTTGATACATGGACTGTTACCGTAATCAACGATACTGACTTTGCTATTCGTTCAGCATTTGAAAACTGGATGAATGTTATAAACAGATTATCTGATAACACTGGTTTAGTTAATCCAGCAGATTATCAGGCAGATGCTTATGTCTATCAGTTAGATCGTGATGGATCTTCTCTAAGATCGTATCGTTTCTATGATACATTCCCAACTCAGGTTGGACCTATCGAACTTTCCTATGATGCTCAAGGAATTCAAGAATTCACTGTTGAACTACAAGTTCAGTATTATGAAGCAATTAAAGGAACTGGTCCAAATGCTGGTGGTGACAACATCAACTAAATAGATCATAAAGAGACTAATTTTATACTATGGCAAAACTTTTCGGGTTTTCAATTGAGGAAACGCAAAAGAAATCCACTTCGATAATCAGCCCTGTTCCCAAGAACAATGAGGATGGGGTTGATAATTTTATTTCAAGTGGATTTTATGGTCAATATGTAGATATTGAAGGTGCGTACCGTTCAGAATATGATCTAATAAGAAGATATAGGGAAATGGCACTTCATCCAGAAGCGGATGGTGCAATTGAAGATGTTGTTAATGAAGCAATAGTTAGCGACTTATATGATTCTCCAGTAGAAGTAGAACTTTCAAATTTGAATGCAAGTACTACTTTAAAGAAAAAGATTAGGGAAGAGTTTAGATATATTAAAGAGTTGATGGACTTTGACAAAAAGTCCCATGAAATTTTTAGAAATTGGTATGTTGATGGAAGAGTATTTTATTTAAAAGTTATTGATACTAAGAATCCACAAGATGGTATTCAGGATCTTAGATATATTGACCCATTAAAAATAAAGTTTATTCGTCAAGAAAAAAAGAAACCAGGTAATCAAGATCCTGCTATAAGAGTTAGGAGTGAACAAGATATAGTTCCAAATCCTGAATTTGAAGAATTTTATGTTTATACACCTAAAGTCAATCACCCAACAGGAATGATGGGACAAATGGGTGGTAAGAATTCTATCAAGATTGCTAAGGATTCTATTACCATGTGTACTTCTGGTTTAGTTGATAGAAATAAAAATAGAGTTCTTTCATATCTCCATAAAGCAATCAAGGCACTTAATCAATTAAGAATGATTGAGGATTCTCTTGTTATCTACAGACTATCAAGAGCACCTGAAAGAAGAATATTTTATATTGATGTAGGTAATCTACCAAAAGTAAAAGCAGAACAATACCTAAAAGAGGTAATGTCTCGCTATAGAAATAAGTTAGTTTACGATGCGAACACAGGTGAAGTTCGTGATGACCGTAAATTTATGAGTATGATGGAAGATTTCTGGTTGCCTAGAAGAGAAGGTGGTCGGGGAACCGAAATTACAACTCTACCTGGTGGTCAGAATTTAGGTGAATTATCTGATATAGAGTATTTCCAAAAGAAACTTTATAGAGCATTAGGTGTTCCTGAATCAAGAATCGCTGCTGAAGGTGGTTTTAATTTAGGTCGTTCATCAGAGATTTTAAGAGATGAACTTAAATTTGCTAAGTTTGTAGGACGTTTAAGAAAGCGTTTTGCTGCTATGTTTAACGATATGCTTAAGACGCAATTAATTCTTAAGAATATCTGTACTCCAGAAGATTGGAAAGGTATGGAAGATCATATTCAATATGACTTCTTGTATGATAATCAATTTGCAGAATTAAAAGAATCCGAACTTATGGAAGGTAGGTTGGGTATGCTCGCAACAATCGAACCTTATATTGGTAAGTATTATTCTACTGAATATGTTCGTAAGAGAGTTCTACGTCAAACTGATATGGAAATAGAGGAAATTGATATTCAGATTGAAGATGAAATTCAAAAAGGAATCATTCCAGATCCATCTCAAATTGATCCAATAACAGGAGAACCGTTACCTCAAGAAGGTGATCCTGCTATGGAAAGTATGGGTGAACAACCAGTAGATCCCGATATACAAGCACAAGCACAAGCAGTTGATGCTCAATATTCAAAAGACACCAAGAAAGCCGAGTTATAAATAGGAAATATATAACTTATATAATCTTATGGAAGACATCGTTGACTTGATTGCAACAGATTCGTCTGCGTCTGATATTAGCGACAAAATAAAGGATATGCTTTATGCTAAATCAGCAGGACGTATTGATGGTATGAAATCAAATATAGCGGATACTGTATTTGCACAACCAGTATCATCAGAACAACCAACTGAACAGGAACAAGAAGAATGAAACTGATCACAGAAGAGATTTCTCAGGTAAAAATAATATCCGAAGGTAGAGGGTCTAATAAGACACTTCATATTGAAGGGGTATTTTTACAGGGAGGCATTAAAAACCGTAATGGTAGGATGTATCCTATAGATACTCTTGCTCGTGAAGTTGGTAGATATAATGAAAATTTCATTAAAAAAGGACGTGCTTTAGGAGAATTGGGTCATCCCGATGGTCCTACAGTTAATCTTGATAGGGTTTCTCATAAAATCACTTGCCTTACACAAGAAGGTAATAATTTTAAGGGAAAAGCAAAACTTCTTGAAACACCTATGGGTAAGATTGCAAAATCTTTATTAGGTGAAGGTGTTATGTTAGGTGTTTCTTCTCGTGGAGTTGGATCACTTAAAGAAAATCATTCAGGGTGTAAAGTTGTTGGTGAAGATTTTCAATTAGCAACTGCTGCCGATATTGTAGCAGATCCTTCTGCTCCAGACGCATTTGTGAATGGAATTATGGAAGGAAAGGAATGGGTTTGGGAAGGAGGAATACTCCGTGAACAACTCGCAGAGAAAACAAAGAAGGCTATTAATACTTTAGCTGGTCAAAGTGCTTTAGAGGAGCATAAGTTGGGTCTATTCAACAATTTTCTAAATAACCTCTAAGTTTAACAAAACTATAAATAATAAAAGATTCTTACAAGATTCAGTAAACACGTTGGTAACAATTCACTAAATGGAAAACATCGAAGAAAACGTAGTAACCAAAGGTGCAGCTGCAGCAGATCCAGCACCAAAAGCTGGCGTTCCAGTAGAAGACCTTGGTGGACCTACCCCAGAAAATTATCGTCCTGATGACGATTCAGCAAAACTCAAAGACCCAGCTGCTACATTAGCACAGGTTAAGGACGTTGTTAATGCTAAGGCAGCTGCTGCTGAAGCAGTATCAGACGAACTAGAAGATGGTCAAGAGGTTGTTGCCGAAGACGAAGTAACTACAGATGAAGTAGTTTCTGAAGAAGATGTAGCTACAGAAGAAGGAACTGAAGTAGTTGCAGAAGACGAAGTTGCTGAAGAAGAAGTAATCGCAGAAATTAATGTTGAAGAAGATCTTCAAGCATTAATCGCTGGTGAGGAACTATCTGAAGAGTTCCAAGACAAAGCGAGAACAATTTTCGAGACCGCAATTAAATCCAAGGTTGCAGAAATCAAAGAAGAACTCAATGATTCTTATGCTGCTGCTCTAGTTGAAGAGCTAGACACTATTAAGACTGGACTTACAGAAAGAGTTGATTCTTACCTTGAGTACGTTGCTGACGAGTGGGTTCAGGAGAACCAACTTGCAGTAGAAGCGGGTCTTAAAACAGAAATGACTGAGTCCTTCCTAGAAGGTATGAAGTCACTATTTGAAGAACATTATGTAACAATCCCTGAAGAAAAATATGATGTGCTTAATAGCATGGTAGATAAGCTTGATGAAATGGAGAATAAACTCAATGAGCAAATTGAAAGAAATATTGCTCTAAACTCTAGATTAGCAGAATCCACAGCAGATGTAATTTTTGCAGATGTTGCTGAAGGTCTTGCAGACACTCAGAAGGAAAAACTTGCCACTCTTGCAGAGAACGTTGAGTTTGAAAGTGAGACAGACTATCGTGAGAAACTAGGTACACTTAAGGAATCTTATTTCCCAAGTAAAACTAGTGCTCCAAAAAGCACCTCTGAAAACTTATCAGAAGAGGTATCTACTGACGAAGTAGCATCCGAGGAAGTAAATCCTAGAATGCAAGCATACCTTGATACTCTTTCAAGAGCTGCTCATAAGTGATTTTTAAATTATTAAATTCAAACAATAAACCGTAAGAGGTAAACTCAAATGCAGATGTTCAATTCTGAATATCTACAGGAAAAGTGGGCTCCTATTCTAGACTATGATGGACTTGATCCAATCAAAGATTCTCATAGAAGAAGCGTAACCGCAGTCCTGTTAGAAAACCAAGAAAAAGAATTAAGGGAAGAGCGTAACTTCCTATCCGAAGCTCCAAACGTTAACACTAATAGTGGTGCTACAGCAGGTTTCTCTGCTGATGCTACTGCTGCTGGTCCAGTTGCAGGTTTCGACCCCGTTCTAATCTCTTTGATTAGACGTTCAATGCCAAACTTGGTCGCTTATGACCTTGCTGGTGTTCAGCCTATGAATGGTCCTACTGGACTTATCTTCGCAATGCGTTCTCGCTACAAGACTCAGTCTGGTACAGAAGCATTATTCAACGAACCCGATTCAGCGTTCTCAGGACAGCCTGATGGACTTGATGATACTAACGGATTCACCGCTACTGGTGCTAATAACGTTGGTTTGGGTACAACAGCACAACAGGGTTCTAACCCAGGCTTGTTGAATTCAACTGCTGCTCAAACAAATGCTACTGACTACAACGTTGGTCAGGGTATGCGTACAGACTCTGCTGAAGATCTAGGTGATGGAACTGGCGACCAGTTCAACCAGATGGCATTCAGCATCGAGAAAGTAACAGTTACTGCGAAATCTCGTGCGTTGAAAGCTGAGTACTCACTAGAGCTTGCTCAAGACCTCAAGGCAATCCACGGTTTGAATGCAGAAGCAGAACTTGCTAACATTCTTTCTACTGAGATCCTTGCGGAAATCAACCGTGAAGTTATTCGTACCATTTACAATGTTGCTGAGTCTGGTGCTCAAGCAAACGTTGCTAACGCTGGTAGATTTGACTTAGACGTTGACTCCAACGGTAGATGGTCAGTTGAGAAGTTCAAGGGACTTATCTTCCAGATCGAGCGTGATGCTAACGCAATCGCACAAAGAACTCGTCGTGGAAAGGGTAATATGATCCTAACATCTGCTGATGTTGCTTCTGCCCTAACTATGGCTGGTGTACTTGATTACACACCTGCACTTAATGCTAACCTTAATGTAGATGATACAGGCAATACATTTGCTGGTATTCTTCAAGGTAAGTATCGTGTATACATCGATCCTTTCTCTGCTTCTGGTGGAAACGCTGCTTCACAGTACTACGTAGTTGGTTATAAGGGTTCATCTCCTTATGACGCTGGATTATTCTACTGCCCATACGTTCCTCTACAGATGGTTCGTGCGGTTGGTCAGGATACATTCCAACCTAAGATTGGCTTTAAGACAAGATACGGTCTTGTTGAGAACCCATTCTCTCAAGGAACTACACAGGGACTTGGAACACTTACACGTAACTCTAACCGTTACTACAGAAGAGTTAAGGTTGCTAACCTTATGTAAGCTAGTTGCTTATATCTTCAAAGAGCACTCCTTCGGGGGTGCTTTTTTTTGTCTACATATGGTATAATAGTATTAAATGAGAGTTTGAAGTGAAGATAGATCATCAACCATTATTCCCAACACCATTATATGAAATTACTGGATTGGAAATTGATAATGAGAAATTAGAGAAGGATATATATGAACTAAAAGAAAAAGATACTGGTAAGGAATATTCAAATCGAGGTGGATGGCACAGTAACCCACAAAACAATAATGAAATTCAAGAAATTTTTAAACCAATAATCGATTCTTTTGGAAAAATATTCCCAGAGATGATATTTGATCCGAAAGTATCAAGTATAAATTCCTTGAGTATATGGGCAAATATAAATCCTAAAGGATCTTATAATCTTAGACATAACCATCCAGGATGTGATATATCTGGAGTATATTATGTAAAAGTTCCTGAAGGTGATTCTGGAAATATTAATTTTGTTGATCCTAGACAAGCATTGTCTTATGGGAATGGATTTTTTGTTGAAAGGTATGCAGGTGGTGAAACAGTTCCCAGATATCCAGTAGAAGGAAATATGTATTTGTTCCCATCTAGTTTAGAGCATAATGTAGGAACTAACCTAACAGAAGAAGATAGAGTATCAATATCATTTAATTTAAACTTAAGATGATAAATAGTTAAAAAATTAATAATGTCTGGACCATTCACGTCACAAATACAAAATAGAAATTATCTATCTGGTATAGGTTTTAAGTTTAATCTTGCCAAGTATCCCAAAGTAGATTTTTTCTCAAATAGTGCTAGAATACCAGAGTTATCTTTGGCAGTTGCTACCCAACCATCATATCTAAAGGATATTGATATTCCTGGTGAGAAATTAACCTATGGGGATTTTACACTTAGGTTCCTAGTTGATGAAGATATGGAAAACTATATGTCAGTTTATAATTGGTTAAATGGATTGGGATTCCCAGAATCAACAAAAGATTTTAAAGATTTAACAACTGATAAAACTGGTCAAAGAGAAATGAAAGAACAGTTTTGTGATGGAACACTTAGAATACTGAATAGTAATCTTAGAGAAGTTGCAAAGGTTAAATTTAAGGATCTATTCCCAATTTCATTAACATCATTAGATTTTGATGCTACTACTGCTGACGTACAATATCTCACAGCAGAAGCATCATTCAAATACACCATATACGAATTGACCAGTTCTAAATGAATCTTGACAAAATTCAGGAGATGTGGGAGCGTGATGCTGTCATCGATCCTGATAATTTACATGATGAATCTTTGAAGATTCCCCAATTACATTCAAAGTATTATACAGTTTATAATACTATTACTTTGTTGCGTGAAAAAGCAAGAGAGCAATACAATAAAGTTAGATTGGAAAGGCATAATTATTATACTGGTAAAGCACCAGCAGAAGTTTATATTGAGGAACCTTTTGGATATAAGGTAAGAGAAAAGGATGCTATACAAAGATATATGGATGCAGATGAAAAAGTTCAAAAGATTGATCTTAAAATAAGATATTATGATACTACATTAAAGTTCTTAGAAGAAATTATTAAAAATGTTTCTAATAGAACCTTTCAAATTAAGAATGCAATAGAATGGAATAAGTTCCAAGCAGGTATGTAATAAATACTTTATATTTCCTAATAACTTCATGGATCATCATTCTGGTGAGACTGATGAATGGGTAGTTGAAATTAAAATGGGCATCACAGAAACTAGGTTGCTCTATAAACATATAAACGATTCTTTGTATGGACCTTACCCAAGTAAGTCTATGCACTCAATAGAAGAACTTGCATATCTACGTGCATTAAAGAATCGATTGTTTGCGATAATTTGCGAATATAGTTATGATATGGAAGAATATGATAAATAAAGTATAAAGTAATTTTTGTTACGATGAAACCTACTCCAAAAGAAAGCAAGAAGATCCACGAGAACTATGAGAAAGTTGTGGGACATCTTATTGAAGAGAAGTATGCTGTAGATGCTGAAGCAGCAGATAAGATTATCTCAGGAATGAGTCAAGATTGGTTTGATACTATTGTTGGATAAATGAAATCCTTTAAACAGTTTAATGAAGATACTTTTGCTAGGAAAGGTCTAGGTACTTGGGCAACAACTAAGGCACTTGAACTTGGTCTTCATGGTGTAAAAAAAGGTTTTCAGGTTGGTAAGACAGCAGTAAATGCAATTACTTCTCTCACATCCACTAAGAAGGATGAAGAAAATGTCAATAAGAGACAACTTCTTGATAAAGTTAGGAATTTGCGAAGAGATAAAAAAATTAAAGAAGTTATAGCTAATACTGAGAAGGGTTCACCTGAAAGAGCACAAGGATTATCAGGAATAGGAAATGCTAGAGTACTAGATCCTCCTCCAAAATATAAGGGAAAATAAGGCTCTAAATAATCCTACCTTGGTATAGGATTATGAGTCATTTGATTATATCAAAAAAGAATGAAGTTCATCTACACATAGATGCAGAGGCACATGTGTACTATGAATTATCTGATCAATTCACTTTTGAAGTGCCTGGTGCGAAGTTTATGCCGCACTATCAAAAGAAACATTGGGACGGTAAAATACGATTATTCAGTACCCAAACAGGAGACATATATGTTGGACTATTAGATAGAATAGTTCAATTTTGTAAAGATCACGAATATACTTACGAATTTAAAGAAAACAAATATTACGGTCTACCGTTTGAAGTCAACGATATGATTTCAAAGGAGGGTGTTAAAGATTATATGACTGCGATCTCTAAACATAAACCTAGAGATTATCAGATTGATGGAGTATACGACGCTTTAAAACATAATAGAAAATTATTGATATCTCCAACTGCTTCTGGAAAGTCTTTGATGATATACGGGATTGTGAGATATTTCGTTGAAAAAAAGCAAAATACTTTGATAGTTGTTCCAACGACTTCCCTTGTAGAGCAAATGTATAAAGACTTTGCAGACTATGGATGGGATGTTGGTTCATATTGTCATAAGATATACGCTGGTAGAGAAAGAGAAACTGATTCTCAAGTTATTATTACTACGTGGCAATCAATATACAAATTACCTAGAAAATACTTTGATAGATTTTCTACGGTTATCGGAGATGAAGCACACCAGTTTAAGTCGAAGTCACTTATATCTATAATGACTAAATTGGGTAATGCAAAATACCGTTATGGATTTACAGGAACTTTAGATGGATCAGAAACCCATAAATGGGTTCTTGAGGGATTGTTTGGACCTTCTTATAAGATCATTAAAACTGATGAGTTAATGAAGAAAGGGCATCTTGCTACATTAGATATCAACGTGCTTCTATTGAAACACCCACCGAATAAATTTGAATGCTTTGAGGATGAAGTTCAATATATTATTGGTCATGAAAAACGAAATAGATTAATACGCAATCTTGCTTTAGATCTTAAAGGTAATACTCTTATCTTGTTTGCAAGAGTAGAAGCACACGGAGAACCTTTATATGAGATGATAAATAGTAATGTTGTGGAGAATCGAAATGTCTTTTTTGTTCATGGTGGAGTGGATACCCAAGACCGAGAGAGAGTTCGAGAAATCACTGAGCAAGAGAATAATGCGATTATCGTGGCCTCGTATGGAACCTTTTCCACTGGTATTAACATCAAGAATTTACACAACATAATATTTGCTTCTCCTTCTAAATCAAGAATCAGGAATTTACAATCTATCGGAAGGGTTCTTAGAAAAGGTAATCAAAAATCTAAAGCTACTCTATATGATATTGCCGATGATATTAGTAGTAAGTCTAGAAAAAATTATACACTAAACCATTTAATAGAAAGAATTAAAATCTATAACGAAGAAAACTTTAATTATGATATTGTAAATATACCGCTTAAGAAATAATGGGAGAAGAATTCTACGGAGTCATAAAATTAATAACAGGAGAAGAAATCTTTGCTTTGATCTCTGTAGAAGAAAATGATCATGGTAATCCAGTTATTTTAGTCCAAACTCCTGTTACTATGAAAGTATTAAGTAATGGTCATGGACAGTATGTAAAAATAAAACCTTGGTTAGAATTAGCTGATGAAGATATGTATTTAATTAATTATGATAGAATTATTACTATGACTGAAGTTAAAAATAATGAAATGGTTACTTTTTATAAAAGATATCTAGAAGAAGATGATCTTGATTTTGAATTAGATGGTAAAGTTAAACTACAAGAGGGTATGGGATTTATATCAACTGTAGATGATGCTCGTAAGAAGCTTGAAGATATCTTTAAAAATACTAATAATAATAAAGAAAGCTAAACCCATCTCATCAACCCTTACAGAGTTATTGTACTGATATTTTCTTACCTTGTCAAGTCGAGTAAATAATGTTATAATATAAACAATTATTAATAAGGATATATTAATGTTATGGCTAAGAAAAAATCAGAACATTAT